CTCGCATACCGTTGGAGACTGTTGACGAAAGGTCTGCGTACTTCCAAGGAAGGACACAGGACCAGATGGAAGCGGTTGACTCCGATATGATGCGTGAGAATGCTCATTCGACAATGACGATCAGTAACCCTGAACGTCAATCCCGTGTAACCTTTGGGGGTACTAGGAAGTAACCCCGCAATCAGGAGAAAAGTAAATGGCAAATGCCCTTACTGGTGGCTATGGCCTTCGTCCGATTGGGATTACGGGTAGCGGTCCAAACTCTACTGGGACAACCCAGTATGAAATCGCATCCGACAACACCGACGCGATTTATCACGGCGGTATTGTAATTCCTCTCGCGGCAGGCGTTATAGGCAAAACAGATCAAGCGGTGGCACCGCTTGGTGTTCTAAACGGCGTTGAGTACGTTGACTCTAATACGGGCAAAACCGTGTTTAGCAACTATTGGCCCGGCGCAAACAACGTGAGTGTTAACACGAATCATCCGGTCAAAGCTTTTGTGTTTGACAACCCGATGCAGCTTTTTGTTGTTTCGGCGGATGGCACTAACACTAATCGTGCAACCGCACTTGCGGACGTTTTTTCAAACTGCGACATGGCGTCTGTGAACAACGGCAGCACCAGCACCGGTCAATCCAGCGACATGTTGGATATCAGCTCCGCTGCAACTACGAACACTTTAGATGTTCGTATCGTGGGTCTCTATGAAGACGAGGGAAATGAAGATTACTCCGCAGTGGGTCATCAGTACATTGTTCGTCTGAATGGTCACTTCAACACAGGTACAACCATTGCGGTTGGTACCTATGCAACAACCGGCATATAGGAGGCTAGGACATGGCTATTTCAAGAGCACAACTAGCTAAAGAGCTAGAACCCGGTCTAAATGCACTCTTTGGTTTGGAGTACGACCGTTACGACAACGAACATGCGGAAATCTTTGACGAAGAGACTTCTGATCGCGCCTTTGAAGAAGAGGTGATGCTCGGTGGTTTCGCAACCGCTCCGGTTAAGTCTGAAGGTGGAACCATTAGCTTTGATGACGCGCAGGAGACTTTCACTGCACGTTACACACACGAGACCATTGCGTTGGCCTTCGCGATTTCTGAAGAGGCCATCGAAGACAATCTTTATGATCGTCTGGCCTCGCGTTACACCAAAGCTTTGGCTCGCTCCATGTCTCAGACTAAGCAGATCAAAGCTGCGGCAATCTTGAACAACGCTTTCACGGCGGGTGCAAGTGCCATAGGCGATGGTGCGGCGCTTTGTTCGTCCTCTCATCCTTCGCTTACAGGTAATCAGCGGAATCTGTTATCTGTTGCGGCGGACCTGAATGAAACCTCGCTTGAGCAAATGCTCATCGACATTGCGGGTTTCACGGACGAGCGTGGTCTAAAGATTGCTGTACGGGGCATGAAGCTCATCATTCCAAAAGAACTGCAATTTATTGCAGAGCGCGTGATGAACTCAAACCTGCGTGTAGGAACCGCGGACAACGACGCCAATGCGATGCGTAACATGGGTATGCTGCCGGAAGGTGCCGTGGTTAACCACTTCCTGACCGACACGGATGCGTTCTTCATCAAGACGGATGCACCTAACGGTTTCAAGATGTTTAACCGCTCGCCGATCAAGACCGCCATGGAAGGCGATTTTGACACTGGCAACATGCGCTTCAAGGCTCGTGAGCGTTACAGCTTCGGTGTATCCGATTGGCGTTGCGTTTTCGCGACACCCGGCGCATAATTAGGCTGTCTAGCTAAAATCTGTATAGGAAGGGCGGCACTATTGCCGCCCTTTCTTTTTTGTTATACAGTGATCTTGGGCTCCACATTAGCTTTGTAGACAGGATCATGCCCGCCTGACATTGCACGGACTACAAAGCGAAACCTTGTGCAAGGGGTACTAATATGGCTTCTACCACTTTTTCAGGTCCCGTGACCTCTACTGCCGGTTTCATTTCGGGATCGGACTCTCTCATATCTGTAGCTGCTGATGTAACGCTAACCTCTGCTGCTAACGCAGGCCGTACAATGGTTTTAGGTGTAGCAAGCGGCGCAACTGTTACTCTTCCTGCGGCTAGCGGGACAGGCAACATCTACAGGTTTTTCGTATCTACAACCGTCACGTCAAACAACTACATCATTCAAGTCGCTAATGGCGATGACACAATGGCTGGTGTAGCGATTGTGGCTAATGATTCGGACAACTCTGCATCCATCTTTGAAACTGCTGCAACGAGCGATACGATCACAATGAACGGTACGACTACCGGTGGTCTTCTCGGAGCTACGGTTGAGATTCAGGACGTAGCGTCAAATGTCTTCTCAGTTGTATCTCGCGGCGCAGCAACAGGCACCGAAGCTACTCCTTTCTCTGCCGCTGTATCGTAAGAGGCTTATCATGGGTAAGCTTAACGGCGGCAAGAAGCCGGTTAAAAAGACCGAAAAAAAGGCTTCAAAAAAGAAAGAGGGGTAAGTTATGGCAGGTTCTGACGTAAGAACGAAACGGATCACCGGCACGGGTTCCCTCGCGGTTGGTCCTGTTCGTATTCGACAGATCCAGTTGAAAACTGCATCTGGAACTCCACGGCTCACTGTTACAGACGGCTCTGGCGGCGCTACAATCCTTGATTTAGATTTTAACGCTTCAGATACACACTCTGTGAACATTCCGGCTGAGGGCATTAGGGTGACCGATATTTTTGTCAGCACCCTAACTAACATTACCGCAGTGACGTTCTTCTTTAATTAGGTGACCTATGGCTTCGCGTGATGATAAAATGCCGAAGCGAAACAAAAAGAATTTCCGTCCCACCAAATCTGGGGCGGGGATGACTAAGGCTGGGGTAGCGGCGTATCGAAGGAAAAACCCCGGCTCTAAGCTTAAAACTGCGGTCACAGGCAAAGTTAAGCCCGGAAGTGCGGCAGCGAAGCGTAGGAAGTCTTTCTGCGCTCGTTCTGCTGGACAAATGAAAAAATTTCCTAAAGCCGCAAAAAACCCAAACAGTCGTTTGAGACAGGCTCGTAAAAGGTGGAAGTGTTAATGAAAGCCGATGACGTTCTAAAACTTTTGGAAAAGCACGAAAAAGAGTGTGGTAGCCGGTATGCTCAGATACAGAAACAGTTAGATAAGTTAGATCAACGTCTCTGGGGTATAGCGGGCCTGATAATAGCTGCGGCAGTTGTGCAAAAGGTGTTCTAATGGGAAGTGTAGTAAACATTGGTTCTGGTGCTTGCCCTGTTCGTAAATCGGGGAAAAGTGGAGTTGTCCGCATGAAAAAAGGCGGAAAGGTGAAAAGTGGTGGCAAAATTTGTCCGAAAGGAAAGGCATGGGCTAAGCGGACGTTTGATACATACCCGTCAGCCTATGCAAACATGGCCGCGTCAAAATACTGTAAAGATCCAAACTACGCCAAAAAGTCTAAAGGAAAAGGTTAATGGCTCTGACGAAATCCAAAAAGAACAAGGTTCGCAAAGTTGTTAAGGGCTTGAACAAAGCTTCTAAATTACACGCTAGCCAAGCAAAAACTTTAAAAAGTGTTTTGGGAAAAAAGAAGCCGGTTTAATGGGTCAGCTTAAAGAATGGGTAAAACAAGATTGGGTAAGGATAGGCAGCGATGGTTCTATCAAAGGTAAGTGTGGTACTTCAAAAGATAAGAAAAACCCTGATCGTTGTCTTCCAAGAGCTAAAGCTAATAGCCTCTCAAAGGCTGAACGCGCTACGACAGCTCGTAAGAAGAAAAAAGCAGGGTCAAAAGGTAAAACAGTCGTCGCAAACACCAAGCGAGCGAAAGTCACCAACCTTAAAAACGGGGGCGAGGTCGGCCACAAAACGAAAGCCAAAAGGCCGTTCAGGGGCAAAAAAATAACCGGGACAGCGGTCGCCCGGGGGTGTGGGGTAGTAATGGCGGACCGCAGGAAAAGAACTAAGGGTTCAGTAAGTCAAGCGTAGGAGCGTAAAATGGCAAAAGAATATATGACGATGGATGAGTATGCAGCCACTCTTGTTGGCGGCGGTATGAAGTCTAAAGGCATGGCTAAAGGTGGCAAGGTAAAAGCCAAAGGCATGGCTAAAGGTGGCAAGGTCGCTAAAATGGCTGGCGGCGGCATGATGAAGAAGAAGGGCTATGCCAAGGGCGGCAAAGTAAGAGCAAAGGGCATGGCTGCGGGCGGAAAAGTCGGCATGAAGAAGAAGGGTTATGCCAAGGGCGGCAAGGTAAAGTAATTTGCCATATCTTCAGAGCAATATTCCGCACTTCAAGTGTTGGGTGCGGAAAGAGTACACCTGTAATCATTTGAATTATCATGGTGAGTTTCTTCATGCCATGGCTATTGCAGTGACAACTATGCCTAGTCGCTGTTTAAGTTTTCAAATGATATTTACCGGTTGTGAAGCTGACGACACTGATCAACCCAATGTTCACGGGGGCGCGATGTGGGCAAGGATGCCCATAACCGCTCTTGTTGGAGATACACCTCTTGAGGAATGGCCGGAACCTATGCCTGTCCATTTAGCTCAACCTTGGGACTGCATGTCCCATACACACGCAGTTTATCGTTTAGACAGGGCTCATCCATGTCCGTGGATTGCTAAAATAGGCGCGGAGTTCTATCCGGCTAAATACTATTTTACGGTAGATTACACCGAGAGCGAGATCGCGGATGATCCCGCGCAGCATAAACAAAGCCATGTTTTAGAGCTTTTGGATGCAGGGCCATACACGGGTAATATCGTTGCTCTGCCTAACAACCGTGTGCGGGTGACGCATCCAGCGTGGTTTGAGACGGGCGACGGTCCACCGGACTTCTTACCTTCTCAACACATACACTATTCAAAATCGGATTTAGACTATACCATGGATGTAAATCAGATTTTTGACAATCTGTATGCGGAGAAAAAGTGATGGCAACTTCGGGTAGCACAGACTTTGAGTTAGACGTATCTGATTATATTGAAGAGGCTTTTGAGAGGTGTGGACTCGAGGTTCGCACTGGTTACGATCTCAAGACCGCGCGAAGATCTCTGAATCTGATGCTGGCCGAGTGGGCTAACCGCGGCTTAAACCAATGGACCATTGTGGAGCGCACTCAAGCTCTGACGGATGGAACTGCCACATATTCTTTAGGCACGGACGTAATCGACATTTTGTCTGCTGTAGTTCGCCGTAGCAGCACTGACTTTGCACTGGAGCGTATCAGTAGAGATGCCTACCAAAACATACCAACAAAGAGCACAGAGGGGCGTCCTTCTCAGTTCTTCCTAGATCGTCAGATTACCCCTTCACTGAAAGTATGGCCGACTCCGGAGAACAGCACGGATGTCGTGTACTACAATGCTTTGACACGTATGGATGATGCGGACTCCGCCACCAATACATTGGAAGTTCCATTTCGGTTCTACCCGTGTCTTGCTGCGGGCCTTGCATATTATATAGCCATGAAGCGAGCTCCAGAGAGGATTCAGCTTCTAAAAGCCGTGTATGAGGAAGAGTTTGAACGAGCCATGACCGAGGACCGGGATCGGGCCTCTTACAATGTCGTACCAAACTATCAATACTTTAGGGTAAATTGATGGCTAGGTTTGCTACGGGGAAAAATGCTTATTCTGTATCGGATCGATCTGGACTTCGATATCGGTACAAAGACATGCGGCGGGAATGGAATGGTCTTTTAGTAGGAAAAGACGAGTTTGAGGTTAAACATCCTCAACTTGGGCCGTTTCGTGCCAGAACAGGTGCAGAAGCTCTTGCTGATGCTCGTCCCGATAGGACGGAGCCTGCTGTAGAAAGAATACTAGTAAAAGATTCTTTTACCTCAGGGTCTTCAGGAAGTGCAGTCATTACGGTAAGAGAGGTCAATCATGGCCGAGTTTCTGGAGATGTAGTTCGTTTTAAAAAGGTAAATGGGTTTGATGGTTTTTCTTCGTCAACTTTGGAAAACAGCTCGGGGTATACGATTACGGTTAGCGGCACGGATACCTATACTTTCTCGGCAAACTCCGGCAGCGCAACCGTCGGTGGTCAACGCGGGGGAGGTGAAAATGCGACTGTCGGGGTGCTACCGGCAACAAACATAGCATTTTTGACAACATCGTTTACAGTAAGTGTTGCGTCTGTGACTACCACCAGCGTCACGACATTTGATTCATCCAGCATTACGCTGGATTCAAGCACCAAAACTTTTGACGAGGGCTAAATGGCAAAGCAAGCAGTAGGGATAGGGTCAAGCGCAAATGACGGCTCTGGGGACACTCTCCGTGCTGGCGCTGACAAGATAAACGATAATTTTAACGAAATTTACGCTGCGCTGGGGAACAGTTCCAGCGTATTAACCGACATCATAGATGCCAATGGACTTTTTGACGTTAGCTCTGGTGCCAACAAGATCGTATTTTACTATGCCAACCTAAGTGATTTGCCCAGTGCATCAACCTATCATGGGGCTGTGGCTCACGTTCACGCTACAGGTGGTCTCTATTTCGCTCATGGCGGCGCTTGGATAAGGTTGAATGATGAAACCACAGGTCCGGTAACAAAGTACACTGCTGGCACTAACGGAAGCTCGGCATACACTTTCACTGGTCCGGGTGCTACTTCAGGCGACAATCCAAACTTCACTTTCTATAAGGGTCATACTTACCTGATTGACAACACTGCCAACGTGAGTAGCCACCCGCTGCAAATCAGAACATCCAATGGTGGCTCTGCTTTCACAACTGGTGTTACAGAAAATTACAACTCTACCACTGGCCTGACGC